CAGCAAGACTTGTTAGGCTTGCAATGATCTCTTGGTCGATTTCAGCAGTAATCTCTTGTGCAAGTGCTTGCATGATTTCTGCTTCAACGTCAAGACCGTGCATGCTTTGTGCGTCTTGTGCTGCTTCAAATGTCCAACGTGCTGATAGCTTACGTGTTTTAGCTTCAACAGTTTGCTTTAGAACTTGAATGCTTAGTTTTTTACCAGCTTCACCTTCTAGAGCTGATGTTGAATCAGCTTGGTTGGTTGTTGCGTTACCTGAGTAACCTGTTGCGATTGCGAATGGGCTAAGTGCTTCATCGCCTGCTGTCGCAGTATCAAATGTTTCTGCGTAGCGTACACGTAGAGTGTGAATTTGACCAACAGGGCCTGTCATAGGCTGTACACCAACGATTTCGTTGGCGATAACTGTTGGCATGACACGTCTAATCACTGGAAGAATAACCTTGTTAAGTGTAGCAACGTTACCTGCTTGAGTTGCACCAGTACTTGCTGTCTCCATCAAGTGCTTTTTAGTGTTTTCAAGCGTGGTTTCCATTACCGCTTTTTTGGTTCCAGTTAGACCGTCAGTTAGGGCGTCTCTAGTTGCGTCCCAATTTTCCATTAATGCGTCTGCCATTTTCGGTCTCCTTAACTTATACCGGCTAGTTTTTGAAGGTAAACAATATCAGCTGTCTTGCCGTCAGCTGATGCTGAAGCTTCTGCTTTGTTTCCAGTGACTTCTGTAGTAGATTCACTAAGTACCTTCTTTTCTGGTGTTTTTGCATCTTCTTTCAATACTGAAGGTAGATACTTGTTGAATGCACTTTGTAGCTTGTCAGTTTTTACACTTTCAAGCAGCGCACCCATAATTTCTTTATGGTCTTTGCTGAGAGGTTGCATCATTTCTTGCATAATTTGCTTTCTTTCTGCTGTATCTTTAGCAATACGTGTAGCTTTTACACTTTCTGCTAATTCTACTTCCTTGTCAGCAATGGCTTTGTCTTTGTCCTCAATCTCACTTTGTAGACTTTCAACTACCTTGTTCAACTTAGAAACTTCTGTTCCTTCGTTGAGATAGCTTGACATAAACTCAGCTGCAAATGTTTCGAAAATCTTACGACCAAAGGTATTTTCTTTGGCTGTTTTGATATCTTCACGTAGTGTTGTAAGTTCACTCTTGATACTGTTTTCAAGAACACTTTCAACTTTTTCTGCGGCTGTTTTAATAAAGTCTGCTTTAGTTTGATTAATGACTTCTTTGCCTTCTTTGATCATTTTGACCTTCGCTTCAACTAGTGAGCGTTTGTCCTCATGAAACTCGTTGAGCTCTTTTGTAAGTTGCTCCATAACAAAGCCTTCTAATTGGGCCATGTTAGTTTCTTGCAACTTGCGATCTTCGCGAAGTTCGTTAATTTCTTTGCGAAGTGTATCCATCACAAACTCATCAAGCACTTTAGCATGCTCTTTCATGTGTTTACGATAAGATACACGATCTTCTGCAACTTTGGCTTTGTCTTCCTTGAACTCTTCGAGTTCTTTAGCAATAACATCACCAATCATTGTATCCATAGCTTCAACAATTTGCGACTTGTCATTTTCATAACGCTGTGCAAATTCTTCTCTAAGTTCTGCTGTGATTGCTTCACGTGCTTCCGTTAGTTGGGTATCCCAAGCTTCAGATAATGAAGATCTGACCTCTTCGGAGAGCGCATTTGAGCTTAATAGTTCATCCATTGCATGAGCCATATTAATCTCTCCTATATCTCAGGTTTTTAATAAAGTTAGTCACCTCTTCCTGGAGATAACGTTGTGCTCTGTTGTCGTGTCTGGCTGCGCTAGCGACATCCATTAATACATTACCCCTATTATGATTCATAATTCTTTCATAAATTGGATCGGGATAAGCATCCGGAGCACTTGGATTTGCAACGATGTCAACAGTGATAATCTCAAAATCTTTGACTATCCCGTTTTCGTTTACATTGCCACTGCCTCTGCTTGACACGCCTAATTTAACACCACTTTCCAATAGGGTTTTACAAATATTTCCCATTGGAGTTGGCAAAATTTTCAGCTTACCGATACCATTTGCACCGTCTGTATCCATTTCAGTGATCATGTGACTTACACGATCTAAATTGATATTTAGGTCATCTGGGTGATCAGCTTCGCCTAATACACTGTATCCACTTTTGATTTTTTCATTAATGGTTTTAACTGCACTATGAATTTCATCTTTTGTGTAGATACGATTGTTTTGATTTCGTACATCACCTTCAATAAAGATACCCTTCATATACAGACTTTTGCCACCGTTAGCTTCTTCAATAGCTTCGGTGACAATATTTGCCTGATTATAAGTTAGGTGCTCTTTTAAAGACAACATATTACTTCATTCCTCTAATTGGACTGTCGCTTTTGTTGCTCTCAGCCTTTGCTTTTGGAGCAGGGCTTGGAGATCCAGCTTCTTGAGGTCCGTCGACTCCCATTGGCTTAGCTGCTGGTGCAGGTCTACCTTTTTCGTCGCCGCCTGATGTTTTGTGTGCTGTTGCGCCTGTTGGTGCTTTTGCATTACCTGCAACTGGGCTACCTTTGTCGCTTGAGTCACTGTGTGACACACTTACTGCACTCATTGATGCGCCTTCTTCTACAGCTTCTACAGTCTCTTCAGATGCTTCTTCTTCAACAGCGTCTGTTGCTTCCATTTCAACTGATTCTTCTGCAGGCTCATCGCCCATCATGTCTGCAAATGCTGCTCTTAATTCAGCAATTGCGTCTTCGACGTTGTCCATAGCTTCTTCTGCATCTGTTTCAGCTTCTTCGCCTTCTTCATCTGCTTCTGGATCCATGTCCATAGCTAGATCCGCTTCTGGTTCTGCTATTTCTTCGTCGTCCATGTCCTCATCGTCCATGATTTCTTCGTCATCAATCTCTTCTTCAGCTGTTTCGATATCGTCAAGGAAATCTTCTTCTTCGTTAGAAGCATCAATTGCTTCTTCGACTTCGTCCTCGCTATCGTCATCAGCTTCATCAAGATCGATAGTTTCATCAAGATCCTCTTCCTGAATCTCGTCTTCTACTACTTCGTCAGTTTCAGTGATATTAGCCCAATGTGATTTGGCTTTCTCAACAAAAACGTTGTGTAGGAGATCAGCAGCTTTGTCCTGCTCATCGTTGACGAGATGCTCGAGAACCTTTACTAAAGATTCCTTGTGTTCGCTCATATCTTTCTCCTTAAAAAATTACAGGCTTACCAAGATGGTTTACATCTATATTTAACATACCAAGACGTTTTACTTGAAAAAAGGCCCAAAAAATGGGTATTTTATGATTACATAACTGTGATAAGTAAAAAACTTGGGGAAAATTAGGTTGCTGCAGGTCTCGCATAAATGGTTTTTACACGTTTAATACGGTTAGCGTGTTCAACATTATGCACTTCTCTTTGCTTTCTTAGACGATTTAAATGCTTTAATGTAAGTCTACTTTTACGAGTATCGTCTATTTTTCTGTTATTATAATTGTCGTCTTCGGCATCATAATACTCTTTTAAAAATTCTACGTCACGCATTTTCATCTCCTCCTGGCGCCGCTTCAGCTCCACTGATAGGGCTGTCTCCTGCTGTTTCTGCATCAGTTTGTGCATCTGCTGGAATATCTACATCACTACCATCTGGCACATCAAAACTTCTAACACCAACATTACCCAATCCTGGCATGCTGTCAGCTTCAGGCGCTACACCACTTTGATTTTCTTCTTCCCACATACGCTCGTTTTTGAGGATTTCGTCTTCTGTCCATCCCAAATACTTTTCAAGTATAAAGCGTCTGCTGAGGTAAGGCACACCTTCTAAGTTTCCAAACACTGCACTTCTTGCACTGTGTATTTCAATTTCTTTATACGTACTAAAGCTCTGTGGTTCTACAAATTTCAAATCAAACAAACCAGCATCAATGTTAATGCCTTTGTTTTTCATAAACAGTTTAAACTCTTTGTCCATTGTAGGTGCAATACTGTTTTGTAATCTCATGCAATATTGATTGAATCTGTATTCCTGAATAAATGCTGTGCCTACTCTGCCGTCAACATATGTTGCAGTTCCATCTTCTGGACCTGTTGGCAAATAACTGCTGGGCACACGAAGAGCTCTCAGCATTTTGTTTGTAAAGTAACGTAGGTCATCAATCTGTCCTAGGTTCTCACCACCTGGCAACACTTCAACTTTTGATCCTCTGCCTTCACTGGTTTGTGCAAAGAAGTAGTCTTCCATAATGCTCAGTGGATTGTACGCCGCATCCATGATGGTTGTACCACCACCTGTTTTGTTTGGAATACGCTTTTGGTGAATTTCGTTTTTGACACGCTCAACAAAGCCCATAGCTTTGTTTGGTGGCATGTTACCTACGTCTACATAAAACACACGTCTTTCAGGCGCACGTTGTACTCTGTAGATAATAATACTATCTTCTAGTAGTTCTTTTTGTTTGTACGTTTTGAAAATTGGATCTAATATACTGCTACCAAAAGGCCAATTGTTGTCCATGCCTTCTGTCATACCCAAATGCACAACATGTGCAGCATCTACTGTGTACTCTTGAATTTGTCCTGTGCCGTGATCATATTGACCTGCGGCTTGACCATACATGCCTCTGTCCATAACTTGATTGCGCATCATGCTGTTGACTGTGCCGTAAGTTTGACTGTGTTGCACAGGCTTGCTCACAGTTTTTTCTTGCATGTTGAGGTCAATGTTTTTTACAATGTATTGCTCAGGCTTTTTGCCTTTTGCTTCAT